GGTCTATTAAAAGAACCTAAACTGTTAACATTATACCATAAATTATGTAATCTTAATTGTTTTGAAAGAAATAAGTTTCTTTCTATTTCTTTAACATTTTCATTAATTTTTTTAAATAAAGCTATAAATTTTTTTGGAACTGTTTTAAATGGCTCGCTTTGCCAACCGTTATAATTACTTCTTGTTATTCCTTTATTTTTCATTTTTGTATTTAAAATTTCTTTCTCATATTTTTTTATATTAAATTTATAATCATTTAATGATAAAAAAGAACTAAAGATACTAAACATCTTGTCTAGCCATCTCTTTTGGCACTGCCTGTATATTCCAATGTATAAATCTAAAAGGTTCTTTACCATGATCTATTGAAAACTCATGTTCTAAAAAACCTGGAAAAATCATTAACGTGCCTGGTGTGGGTCTAAAGTTTATAAGTTCTTCACCACCCCATACACCTTTTAAATCTGGTTTCATTTTTAATTTAGTTGCACGTGCCCCGGTTCTCGGTTCGTGAAATACTGGTCTAGATGTTTTATCACTACATTTTAAAAAATAAAAACCTGATACATGTTGGTTCCAATGTATATGCGCTGAATGATGACCACCACCTTTTTTAGCAAATTCTTGTACCCATAACTCACTAAACATAGTGTTGTATTTTTGCATATCAACACCTTGGTGATCTAAATACTCCCAAGATTTTTGACCAACGTAATTTCTAAAATCTAAAAAATCATTATCGAATGTTAGCGGTGTTGAATGATAGCTCCTTCCAAAATCACCATTTTCTTTTATATATTTTTTAGCTTCTGGAAAATTTTTAGCAGCTTTAATATATTTATTACTTGCTTTGTTTAATGATTTAATAAACTCTGGTTTTTGTTCTGACCAAACAGTTGTATTAAAATAGTTACTTATATACATTATTTAAAAGGCCTTCCTAAATGCCAAACAACAAGACTGTATCTTGTGCCAGCAGTTACTGGTTTAACTCTATGCCAAACAAAAGAAGGAAATACAATAATAGAACCTTTAGGTAATATTTCTTTTGCTCTTCTTAAATGTTGACTTTCATCTCTCATATGTGGATCATAGTTTCTAAAATCAAATTCTAATTCACCACCTGTGTATTCTGAACCATCTGTTAATTGACAAGTCATTGATAGTTTTCGAATTTTACCATTGTCAGGACCAGGTCTATCGTAAGGTTTGTCCCAACTATCACAATGCCAATCATAATATTGGTTGTGTTTATATTTTGTAAACTGACATGATTCTGATCTATCCCATTCAAAATTCCAACCAGCATTTTTATTTGCTCTATGAACATATGGATGTAATTCTCTATATATCCAGGTATCACTAAGCCATACTAAATCAGAATTTCTTTTTCTTTTTAAATCTAATACTTCTTGCTTGTTTAATTTTCTATCTCCATAACCACCTGTTCTAGCCATTACTTCTTTTTGTTTATTAGCATACGCTATAACATCATCACAAAACTTTGGTGTGAGTGCAGACGGAAAATGCCAATAATAATTAGATATATTCATATGTTATAGTTTGTACAAAATTTAAAGAATCTTTTTGATTATTGGTTAGATAGTACATATTAGTTGATGGAAACATAATAAACATATTGTCTGTAAGTGGTATATCCCAACTTCTTCCTTTACGTCTGTTATCTTCATAGTGTATTCGAACCATACAATCTTTAACTTTAACACCATATAATAGTGTAAAGTCTGGAGAGTTACGTAGATCTACTGGATCAATATTTAATAAAGGAATTGTACTCTCGCCGGGTTTATATATGTTTCCCCACATTTCTTTGTTAATTAAATTGATATTATGCTCAACACCAATGTGGTCTCGAATATATGTATTTAACATATCCCAAGTTCTTGAGAATGGAAATTGTTTGTTTTGAAGTACTGATTGTAAAATGTCGCCTGATAATTTATTTCGGTCAATGTCCCAATCTTTGGGCATTGATACATCACCATAATATAGAGCTTGCTCTGTTAATACTTTCTTCTGCATACCACCACCATTTTTAATTTACTCTTTTGTATCTGTCAAGTCCCAAGACTGGTTTGATTCATTCCAACTATGCGTCCAAAGATGAGTGCCAGCAGCATTCTGTGATTTTTGTTCTTCTGTTAATTCAGGAGCAGGACCTATTGGTGATTGCCAACTTGCGGTTGCAATATCTTTTACCCAAGATGGATAATCAGGTTTTTTAGGCCAAAAGATTTGATCATCTTCGTCCCAAGTATAACCTATACCTGCGTAGTTACCTCTAAAAGGTGTTCCACCATTTCTATGTTGGTTTCTTAGTGTATTATAAGATGTTTGAATCCACATCTGTGCAGGCCAATTATTGTGTAATTCTAAATATTGTTGACCTACTGCTTCATCTTCAACACCATCAGCGTTTAACATATCTTTATTATCAAGTGTTAATACTTGAATAACTTTACTGTTAGCGCCTAATTTTGCAAAATGTGCCATAATGTTTCTCCTTATATATTAATTTTAATTATCATTCAACTACTGAAATCTATATCTTATTATAACTATTCCAGATCCTCCAGTTCCACCATCGCCAGCATCACCAGCATTTCTTCCAGCTCCGCCACCAGCTCCACCACCGGTATTTGCAGTTCCATTTGATCCAGGATTTCCAGCTCCTGATGCAACAGATCCACCATTGCCTCCACCACCAGGTCCTCCAGTTCCACCAGATCCATTAGCAGCTACTCCACCACCAGCTCCACCACCAGCTCTTGTAACAGGAGATCCGGTAATTGAATTTGTTGCACCAGTTCCACCATTACCACCGGCATCACCAGCATTAGAACCTCCTCCTGCTTGACCTATTTGAGTTGCTCCACCACCTCCAGAAACATTAGTAAAGGTACTATTATCGTCTGTACCTGAAGCACCACCATTTGAACCTTGTGCTGGAGTTGTAGGAGGAGTATTTCCTGCTCCACCTAGCCATCCACCTGCAGTACCACCTGTACCTTCAGAACCTCCACCGCCTGATCCACCGGCACCGCCTTTTGAAAAGTTTACTGCAGGTCCTGGTGAACCAGTAAATCTAGTTCCACCGACTCCTCCACCTGCAGATATTATAGTTGAAAAAACCGAATTTGATCCATTAGTTCCTCTTCTGGTTGTAGGAGAGCTAGGATTACTTAAAGGCGCAGCAGTTCCACCACCACCTACTGTAATAGGAAAAGGTGATGCTGTAAGTGTAACTCTATTAGGAGCACTTGGGTAACCATCTAAAGGACTAGCTGTAAAAGGGGCTGAAGGAGAACTAACTTCTCTAAAACCACCTGCTCCTGCTCCTCCTCCACCATAAATTGATCCTGTACTACCAGCTCCGCCACCGCCGCCGCCTGCGACTACTGTATAAGAAACTACATTTTGGGCTGGACTACTAGCGATTTGACTTACACAAAAAGTGCCTGGTCCTGTAAAAGTATGGATCTTGCAATTTCCAGAAGTTGTAATAGTGCCACCTGTAGCTACAAGAAATTGTGCTCCGACTGCGTTAGAAGTTGAATCCTGAATGTTTTTCCAACCTTCAGTGTCATCTACATATACAAAAGTAACTGATTGACCTTCTGTAGTTAATTCAACGGTTGACGCAACTCCACCAATTTTTTGAGAACCATTAGGTGCAATAGTTAAAGCGTTTGTTTGAAAAGTATTAGTGTAATCAACAACAGATACAATATTACCTGCAGTACCTGCCGGTAGATTCATAGTGAATGCTCCACCTGATGTGTTTGCAAAATAACCTTCGCCATTGGCTGCAGTAAATGTAGCTGTTTTAATTGATCCTGTCTGCCAATCAACAGTACCTGTTCTACCAAAACCTGATTGAGTAGCGCCACTAGCTAAAGTTACAGCTGTGCCTGATCCACCTAAAGTTAAAGTTGAACCACTTTGTTTATCTATTGCATCTACTTCTATTTTTGACATTATAC